GAGTCATTTATCAAATCGTGCTTAAACTCATACACACGATTAGGGTCCCCTGCGAGATATATAAATCTCCAAATTTCATGCAAAGCCTACAGTTGTGACGCGGGTATGTCAAAACTGTGGTAACCAAATACATGAAAGCCCACTTCAACTATACGCTGGAACCCCAGGGGACATCCGGGGCGGCATTTAAGGCTGCTCCGCACCTAAATATGACTTCCTCCATTTCCCAACCATATCGTCATACGTACTATCCAGCATAGTACACATATGGCTGATGTTTGCTCTTCGAGCTACTTGAATTAATTCTTGCCGACGCTTCTCATAAACATCCTCGCCATGGCTAAACCACTCACGAAGAGCACCATCTATGTTCATCGCACTACATTCATTCTCCGTTAACGGGTGACCCTGCGGATATAAATGCATGTGCAAAGACTTGAACACAGACTTGTCAACTAAAGCGCCCAGATGCACGCCCAATTTTGGGTGGTGGACTGTTTTGCGTTTTAAAAATTCAAACTCCTCAAAGGGCAAAAAGTCGGTCAATTTACTACCTTTATCTGGCATAGTGTAAATTTGACCATACTGCCCCAAAAATTCAGACAAATTCTTGATTGTAAATTTGTCCTCCTCCGGATGAACAGAACCAATGTTATCATCACCATAAGTAATGACATTAATACGTTCACGAAACGGTGGAGGATCATCGTGCACATTGTAGTAAAAACATCTCATTCCCAAACTACCAACGATGCCGTTCAAAACAACTGTCAAGGAATTTCCACTAATGTGTGAACCCCTTGTTAGTCCAATCAAAACGCCATCGAAAGCAATAACGGAATATACAATATCTCCTACCATTGCACGCATGACATTCAAATCTTCGTCTGAATATTTGCATTCACTCGCCAAATCAATTAAGATTCGCAGTGATGCAATCAACAATTGTGATGGAATTTTCTGGTCGTAACTACCATAATCTCCACCAACAATTCTCTCCTTACCATATTTAAGAACATGGTTATGCATTTGTTCCCACTCAGGTCCATGACAGTTTATCCCCACTGCACATTCAGACACCAGGGGATTCATTTGCAAAATCCTCAAAATAGGTAAGAAATATTTTCTGATAAGAAAAGTAAGTGAGATGGCATTTCCATAAAAGATGCGACATTTCTCTTTTGATAGAATTTCATCTTTCTTACATGCTTTTGCAATTGGGTACGCACGAACACCTCGCTTGTAGCAGTCTTCGCAGCGCTCAATCTCTTGCATTATCTCATCAGTAAATTCCCTTCGAATGAAGCCATCTTCATTCACATCATCAACCGCCAGAAAATTGCGTTTCTTACCAGACAAAGGAAAACCAATTGATGTATCCATTTTAATGGCATCAATAAATCTCTTCCCTGGAATTCCACACATATTTTCTTGAACAGTCAAAGGACGAGCATCATTCCACATGTCATTCCTTACAATTGCCAATAAAGGCTCTTTGTAATCAATAACCGCTTTCCTCAATAAAGCTTGCGGAAACGGTAAAGCTGGATTTGACATATTGGCCAAACATGTTTGCCACCCAAACCATGCTGGCTTTTCAACAGGTCCTCTATAAATATTAGGTACACCACACACGTCCACCACGTGTTTGGATATGGGCAAAACGGCAGCATCACTCTTAAAAGTAGATGATTGACCACATGTGCCATATAACTCTATTTGAGAATCATGTGGCATATAATGGACTGCACTACTAGAAGGAATACTAGCTTGCTCATCATAAATTGTCACACCCAATATCTGCTCAGGAAACTCTTCAGCACTAGCAGTAATAATATTACCTTCCTGCTTGTTCAAATGAAGATATCCTTCCTCCAAATGTTTGTGTAAAATAGTTCCATAAGCACCGCGATTAGAGCCAGTTACACCTCCCAAATGTAAGCCAACAATGCAATTTCCTTTTGTTTGTGATACAATAACAGCTCCACAATGACCAAACTTTGTAGGTATTGTTAACTCATATGTACCACCATCATAATAAAAATCAGTTGTCTTAACACGTTCAGGATGTGTAACACCATAAGATTGTTCAATATCACCATTTTCATTGCGCCAAACCCATTGAAATGGCACGGACCGCATCTTATCCAACGGAAAATAACCCGTTAGATCTTTATACGATCCACCACTAGAAACATAGCACATAACAACATCAGTATTTGGAATATGATGCGATTGATTAAAATCAATCTCAGAGTAAAACTTGCCACCATTTTGCTTGGGCAATTTCTTTCTGAATTCACATTTCAAACTTTTACCAACTCTATCAAAATAATGTTTAGGCAATAAAACAACGTTAGATTTCACAAATAGAGCATTGGCAAAATACAACTTGCCATCATCGCCTGTAATCTTCACATACGTCAAATTCTTGCAAACATTCTTAAGTAAATTGTCAGATGTCGATGTTTGTGCTTGTTTCCCAATAGGTAATTGGCGACGAACAATATCGCACCACGGATTGACCTCAGCATCACGTGCAGCAACTTCCTCTTTAGTTGTTGGTGCTAATGACCCCTGAAGCAAAATAGGTTTTAATTCCTTTTTGAAAGCCTTCATCAATCTCACTATTGCATAAACGGCTCCATAAGAAACGCTAACGGCTATTGCTCCCTTAATCAACTTGTCACGATATTCGTCAAGCATAGGTGTGATTTCATTCCTACGATATGTTTGTTCAACAAATGCTTCACGTACAGACGTTCGAAAAGCACAAATTCTAAGATAAACAGCTAAAATAGATAACATCGCAAAATAAAAATAAATAGAATCTTTAAAATGTGCGAGATACATAAACAAAAATGAAACAAGAACTAACAAAAATGTTATTGCAATGTATCTATAAGCTATTTTCTTGACAGATCGAGAATCAATAAGCATCAACAACTGTCTAACTCTGTTATTGGCAAGCCAATCAGAAGGTATCAAACAATATATTGAATGCTTTTTCATCAATTTTCGACCATAAACGCGTAACAAACTACCAGAAAGAGAATCAAAATCACTACACAATAATTTCAAATCCGTAATTAATGATGATCCCAAATATCCCAATGCCCTGGGAATCTGAACAATCTCACCAAAATGCGGTTCAAAATTTGTATGTTCCATACAATAACCTTCAAGTTGACAACAACCTGGGTGAGAACATTTCTTCAAATCATGTTGTCTACCTCGTGCTGTCTCAACTAAATGTTGTTGTACAGACCTGTGCTTATGAAAATTTTCAATAAGATAATTCAATACAACAGCAAAAGGTTGCTTGTGCAATAATTGATCACGCCACTCAACAACCTTGTATTCTGCCACTCTGGATTCCTCATGTGGTTTAACAGCTGTCTCAACTGTCAATTGCCAAATATTGTCAAATTGAGGTTTTTCCCTCAATTGATACTCCTTGACTTTATAAGGATCCAGTGTACCGTTCTCATCTTGAAAATCTGGATGAACTTCAACTGTAATGCATATGAATCGTCTTTGCACTGAATATGGATTCACTGAATATTGGTAAGCATTCAAATTCTTGGCATTTGTTGTGACTGCTAAAATCTCAGGAGATATAAAAACCTTCCCCTTATCAGACAAATCAGCTTTAGCTGCATAAGCCATTTGATTATTAGCGACATCAATCAACAAACGCAAAGGTGATTGCTCAACAAAATCAGCTTTAGTATTTCCAACATCATCAACTATCATTACCAACTTATCCGATGTCCAATTAGACATGAATTTGTCTCCGGCATTGACAGTTGCGCGTCGGTTTTTACTAGAATCTAATCCAGCACTTGCCAACAATGCATCAATAACCTGATCACAACATGTAGTTTTACCTTGTGAACTTTTACCATAAAATTCAATTGCAAAAGGAGCGGGTCTTATACCGCTACTAATTTGATGCAAAACAAACTCACCACGAATAGAAACAAGACGTTGAAACTTCCTATTGATCATATTATGTTCAAAGGTGTTTGACTTCACCGTCTGTAAAATCTTCTGGAAAGATAATTCTGTATCACGCATTAAATGGTCCAATTCATGAGGTTCCTTACCTGCTATGGATCTCAAATTTCCACCACGTTCACGAGCCCACCACTCTTCAACTTTGTTAAATTTCTCATCAAGAGTGCGCATTGCAGATTCGCCTGTAAATAATGGCAAGAATGACTTATCACGAAAGCATAAATAAATACTCTCACAAAAAGTACTTGCGGTCTCAACAATAGCATCAACAATATCAACACAATTGGTATGACGATCGAGCAATCGAGGCTCCCAAATCGTAAAAGTATCAATCTTAAATGTAACTGCACTTGCTTTACATAATCCAACAGATACTAAAATACCCAATAATGATGAAAAACGGCGGAAAAAGCCATTTGTAATGGCTATTTTCCAGTTAGTCTTAATGTCTCTAAGTAAATTAAGCCATTGATCAGAATGTGGTGAACTTTCTCCCAAATGGGGTTCAATTCGACAACCAAAAGTCTCTGATACATGGTCAAATACACTCAAAATGACTGATCCTGACAAGTGTGATTGCAAATATTGAAAAACACTTGACATAACACCAATCATATTTGATGAATTCAAAACACTAATACTAACAGCTAGCAATGATTCGATTTCCCGAACAATGGAATCAATATTATGACCTCCAAATTTGTCTTTCAAATCATTAGCTAGTAACGTGAATCTTTCAAATTGATCAAAAGAAGACTCGCCCAAATGGGCATCAAACTTATACTTCTTCTTAAAAGCTGATTTCTTCTCATACCAATTATCACGTTGTGATCCTCCACAACCTTCCACATTAGTCCTCCTCGACAATTGCTGGGGCTTCCTTTGCCCAGCACTCCTCTTTGTTTTAGTCCCTTTGGACTGTTTTGTAAATTTCTTCGATGATTTTAGTTCACTGCTCATTGTTAATAGATAATCAATGAGCCAAGTGAACCAAAACCTAAAAATTTAGGTTTGATTGGTTCAACTAGCGACCCGTATTGTACTACTCCCGAAGGATTTCCTAACTATGTCTAAGAGCAAGCTCTTTCAAAACAACTAGCATACGAGTCTGTGGCTCCCCGTGACAATAAATTGCCCCGGGCCGATTGTGGGCCATACTTTATGGTGGTATAGCGCACCGTAAATAGTTATTG